TGAATGCTTTTAAGATTAATCAAGGAGAAGAGATCGCCCCTAATTTGAGACTGGTCACAAAATTACATACACCAGTACGAAACTATACTATCGAAGATGGATTAGTTATAACAAAAATGTCTTCAACTGTAAAATCCTTCAACGAACAAATTGATAAAGAGAAGGCTATTTTTTATGATGTGTTCGCTAGACACGGAATCTATAAAAAACAATGATAATGGCTTTTCTCGTTTTAATTGCTGGGTTGCTTCTATCTGGAACAGCAGCATACTACTCAATCATTGGATTGCTTGCTATCTTTCCAGGTGCGATAGTTCCGATTGCATTGATGGGCAGTTCATTAGAGTTCGCTAAACTAGTTGCAGCCTCTTGGTTATATCGTAACTGGGATATAGCACCGAAAATTCTCAAAGGATATTTTGTATTCGCAATCATAGTTCTGATGTTCATTACATCACTTGGAACATTTGGTTATCTATCAAAGGTACATCTTGAGTCATCAATTGGAGTCGCAGACAACTCGCTAGAAATTTCTAGAATTGAACAACAAATTGCTGCTGAGCAAAGAAAGGTTGGTAATGCTCAGCGGTCGCTCGAATCATTAGACTCTGTAGTTGATAAAGCATTCTTTGATGGCACAAGAATTCGCAATCAACAAAAAACAGAAAGAACTGCACTTAATTCTGTGATTGAAAATTCAGACGCTAAGATTGAGAAACTCACCTCTGAACTGGTGCCACTCCGCCGTTCTAACATAGAATCTGAAGCGAAAATTGGTCCATTAAAATATATCGCAGAATTAATTTATGGCAAGGATGAAGCCGCAAATTATTTCGATAGTGCAGTTCGCTTTGTTATTATTTTAATTGTTCTTGTATTTGATCCATTGGCTGTTCTTTTGTTGATTGCTGCAAACATCAGTTTCTCTCAACCAAAAAAGAAAGAGGATGATGTTGAGCCAAAGGAGCCGAAACAAAAGAAGCCAAATTATATTGTTGAAAAGATCGAAACAGTTCAAGCAAAGCGAAAGAAAAAGAAAAAGGTTGCTTCTGAGCCAGAAGTAGAGTACAATAAAGGTATGGGAAAGAGCATCTACAACTTTATGATGCGCGATGATTTTGGTATAACACACACAGATAAGGTGGAAGATAATGAGCCTACTCGAAAAACTAAAGAAAAACACAACGATTAAAGACACTGCTATCCTTGCGAAGTCTAAATTCTTCGCTGCCAAGGATATGATTCAAACAAAGATCCCTGTAGTGAATGTTGCATTCTCTGGCGATCTTGATGGGGGTTTCATTCCTGGACTTACCATGTGGGCTGGTCCGAGCAAGCACTTCAAGACAGCATTCAGTCTCTTGATGGCAAAGGCATATCAAGACAAGTATCAAGACGGTGTTGTTCTGTTCTATGACTCAGAGTTTGGCACTCCGCAAAACTACTTCACTTCGTTTGGTATTGATATGGAGCGAGTTATTCATACTCCAGTCACCGATGTTGAACAACTGAAGTTTGATATTATGAATCAGTTGTCAAATATTGAGCGTGGTGAGCGAGTGATGATTGTGATTGATTCGATCGGCAATCTTGCGTCAAAGAAAGAAGTTGAAGATGCGCTTGAGCAAAAGTCTGTCGGTGACATGACTCGCGCCAAGCAAATTAAATCCCTGTTCCGTATGGTGACACCACACCTTACACTGAAGGACATTCCTATGGTCGTAGTAAATCACACCTATAAAGAAATAGGTCTGTATCCCAAGGATATCGTCGGTGGCGGTACAGGCTCTTACTACTCTGCTGATAATATCTACATCCTTGGTCGTCAGCAAGAAAAGGATGGCACTGACCTAATTGGCTATAACTTTATTATTAATGTGGAGAAGTCCCGCTATGTTAGAGAAAAGGCTCGTATCCCTGTCACTGTTCGTTTCGATGGTGGCATTTCTAAGTACAGCGGTCTTCTTGACATGGCACTTGAGTCGGGTCATGTAACCAAGCCAAGCATGGGCTGGTATGCCAAGGTTGATCGCTCAACTGGTGCAATCGATGGTAAGAAGTGGCGTATTGCTGACACTGAATCTCCAGAGTTTTGGGATAGCATTCTTGCCGATGATTCATTCAAGGATTGGATTCGTAAAACATATCAATTTAGTTCAGCCATGGGGAACAGTGAATTAACTGTTGACACGGATGATGAGGAATAAAATTGTTGATTTGATTGCCAAATACGAATTTTGGTATGCAACGAAATTTACTAAACTTGACAAACACTACACATTTTTCGTTGATTTAAATGGTCCCCCAGGATCATTTGCAATCAAGTATCTTAAGAAATATGATGGTGTGATTGTAGAGTTTACTGATGTGAAAGTTGGCGATGATGGTTTGATGACATTTGATTATGATGTTATCTCCAATGTGAATAATTGTAATGTAAAGTCCAAAAGTTTCGAACGCTTTACTTCTAATGTAATGCGTAGTATACTTTATGGGGCTGTTGAAAATCTAAAGAAGGGACCGAATGAAAACAGAGAATTTGATCCTATCGAACTTGATTCGGAACGAACCATTTATGAGGAAGAGTTTGCCGTTCCTCAAGAACGAATATCTAAGCGAAAGCCACGAAAGAAAACTGTTCGAAGAAATAAAGCAGTTCATTCTTAAATACAACAATTTGCCACCAGTTGCGGCTCTTGAGATTTCTCTCAAAGAGTCAACCAAACTCACTGAAGTTGAGTTAAATAAGTCATTGGAATTATTGAAGGAAATATCCAATGACAAAGCAGAACAACAACTTGGCTGGCTACTTGATACAACGGAAAAATTCTGTCAAGAAAAAGCGATTTACAATGCCATCATGGATTCCATCCAAATCTTGGACGGGAAAGATACTAACAGGGGCAAAGGAAGCATTCCTACTCTTTTGTCTGATGCTCTGGGGGTTAGTTTCGATCCTCACATTGGTCATGACTTTTTGGATTGTTACGCTGATCGGTATGATTTCTATCATCGTATCGAGAAAAGAATCCCCTTCGATCTTGAGTATTTCAACAAGATCACTAAAGGTGGATTGCCGCAAAAGACCCTTAACATTGCTCTTGCAGGTACTGGCGTCGGCAAGTCTCTTTTCATGTGTCATGTGGCTGCTAGTTGCTTGGTTCAAAACTACAATGTTCTATACATTACTCTAGAAATGGCTGAAGAGAAGATCGCTGAACGTATTGATGCGAATCTTCTCAACGTCTCTCTTGACGATCTCATGAACATGCCGAAAGACATGTATGAGAAGCGCATGGGTAAACTCAGAGGTTCTGTCAAGGGTAAGTTGATCATCAAGGAATATCCAACTGCGTCTGCGAATCCTGCTCACTTTCGCGCATTGATTAACGATCTTGCACTGAAGAAGAACTTTCGTCCAGATATAATTTTCATTGACTATCTAAATATTTGTGCGTCGGCGAGAATCAAAGCAGGTGCGAATGTCAACTCCTATACCTATATCAAAGCGATTGCAGAAGAACTTCGCGGTCTTGCGGTAGAAAATAATGTTCCTATTGTTTCTGCCACTCAGACGACTCGATCTGGATTCAGCAACTCAGATCCTGGACTGGAGGATACCTCTGAATCGTTTGGTTTGCCAGCCACTGCTGACTTTATGTTTGCGTTGGTGAGCAATGAAGAACTTCAGCAACTAAATCAAATGCTTGTAAAGCAGTTGAAGAATCGATATAATGATCCGAACCTTCACAAGCGATTCACCATTGGAGTTGATAGAGCAAAAATGAAGTTGTATGATCTTGAGCAGAAAGCGCAAGATGCTGTATTGAAAGAAGCCGAATCAAAGCCAGTCTTTGATCGTGGTCGTAGCACTGATAAATTCAAGAATCTAAAAGTGTAATGAAACTTGAGAAGATAGAGAAGAAGGTGAATAAACTCATCCCGTCATGGGTGGGTGATAAGCATATTCCATCTATCATTCGAGAGTTGAATAAAACCTTTCATAAGTCAATCATATACTTCACTTCAAATAGGTATGATGAAGAATATTTTGACCATCATTCAGTAATTGTTTCTGGTCAGTATTGCCCACGAATTTTTTCTACAATCCCAGAAAACATTTTAATTACTCTTTCTTTTCCCAAGAATAAAAAGAAAGTTTTAATTACAGAGAAAGAATCAGAGAATCTTGCACTCAAGATTATTCGAGCGATTCATCACGAGTATCGCCATAAGCATCAACAGCGTGGGCGAGGGTATGTTTATACAAAACAATACTCTCCTAAAAAGAAACAGAATCGTCTGAAGGTGATGTATTATGGAAACCCAGACGAGATTGATGCTCATGCATATGAAACACAGGCTGAGAAACTCGATATAAATAAGTTACGAAAGGCGCATAAGATTGGCTGGAGACAATCAGAAGCCATCTTTATGTATCGAATGCATTTTCGTAAGACCGATCCAAAAGTCTGGAAACGATTCCTTAAAAAGGTTTATAAGAATGGCAAAATTAAATGAAGGAGATGTAATTGAGGGCATATTCACAATTGCTCTTTCATTATATTTGGCATATAATAAAGTAGATAAAACTCAACTGAACAAGATTAGAACAAAAGTTGATACAAAGATGTTCTCAACTGGTCGTTTTAAATATACAGTGGCAGAAAACCTCAAAAGACAGAATAAGAAAAAGCCACCAGATTTCTTTAATGTTGCGTTTGAAATGAGATTAAAACCAGAATCTGTTTCTGGTGCATTCGATAAAGAATATGGTGT